GTATGGATACTGCAAGACGAATGGCTAAGATGTATATTAATGAAATTATGTCTGGTCGTTATGATCCAATGCCTAACCCTAGTGCATTTCCTAACTACATTGAAGGTGGTTATGAAGGTATGTTGGTTGTGCGTAGTGAACTTACAAGTTTATGTTCGCATCATCACCAAACAGTAAAAGGTGTGGCATACATTGGTATCATTGCAGGTCCTAAACTATTGGGACTGAGCAAGTACACACGAATAGCACAATGGTGTGCAAGACGTGGAACATTACAAGAAGAGCTTAACGTAATGATTGCAAACAAGATACAAGAGATCACCGGAACAGATCACGTTGGTGTCTATGTTCAGGCAACGCATGGTTGTTGTGAAAACAGAGGCATTAGAGCACACAGTAGTTTAACACAAACCACAGTGCTTAGAGGTGCATTTAAAGATGAACCTGACGTGAGGAAAGAGTTTATTGATAATGTGAAACTGCAACAAGAGTTTGCACCAACAGTAAGATAATGTAAAAAGCGCCATAAGGCGCTTTTTCAGTTAGGGTGAGGCATTATAGTTAAAGAGCACCCAAAAACCTAAGAGGAGATAAAAAAAATGAAACTATTAAAATCACTAACAGTTAGTGTAGTAGCATTACTATTCGCAACAACTGTACAAGCAAAAGAAGTAACTTTGCTTATGGATTGGTTCCCCCAAGGTAACCAAAGCGTATTCTGGCAAGCAATGCTTGATAATGATAATCACGATTTGAAAATTAATATCAAAGCTGGCGGACCAGGCGTTAAGACTGCAAACCTAGTAGCATCTGGACAAGTTGAATTTGGACTTAATGGTTCTGATTCAGTTATGATGGCTAACTCAAAAGGTGCAGGACTAGTGGCAGTATTTGCTAACTTGGATCACGTTCCGTATACACTAGTATTCCATCCGGACCAAGGCATCGAAACTGTGCAGGATTTAGACGGCAGACGTTTTGCAGTTGTTCCAGGTATTACATACTGGAAGTGGATTAAGAAAGAGTACGGCATTAGTGCTGACGAATTCCCACTAAAAGGCGACTTGGCTTTATTTGGTAGAACACCTGAAATGTTCCAACAGGGATATTCAATCTTTCTTCCAGCAAGACTTGAAGATAAAGGTATTGCTAACGAGCAAATTAAAGTAGCAGACTTGGGCTATAAACCATATAGCACACTGTTTACTACACAAAAGATGATTGACGAAAATCCAGAGCTAGTACAAGAAGTTGTAGATAGACTTAGAGCGGCTTTTGTTAAATCTCTTAACAATCCAAAACCAACTATGGATTTGATCTTAGGTAAGAGTAAAAAGGTTACACCAGCGATTCATATGAATGCTGTTAAACTTATGAAAGAAGAATTTCTTCCTAAGGACTACAGCAAACTAGGTTGCATGAAAACTGCTCGTTGGGAAGAACTAGCAGAACAACTGAAAGAAGTTGATGTTGTACCTAGTGATTTCAATCCAGGAAGTAGTTTCAATCTATCGTTTCTCGGCAACTGCGAGTAAGAGGTAGCCGCTGTGATTGCAATTTCCAAAGTAAGTAAACACTTTGACGAAGTTCAAGCACTAGCAGAAGTAAACTTAGATATTGCCACAGGCGAGTTCATCAGTATTGTTGGACCTTCAGGCTGTGGCAAATCTACCCTACTTCGTGTGATTGCTGACCTAGTTGAAACAAATGGAAGTGTTAGTAAACCCAGTAAAGGTGCTTTTGTATTCCAAGATAGTGCATTGTTACCTTGGCGTACAGTACAACGTAATGTAGAACTATTAATGGAACTAGAAGGCACTGACAATAAAAAAGACAAAGCCCGTACAGCATTAGAGCAAGTTGGTCTAACGGGATTTGAAAACAGTTATCCGCATCAACTAAGTGGCGGTATGAAGATGCGATTAAGCCTAGCAAGAAGTTTAGTATTAGACCCACAATACATATTGCTAGATGAGCCACTAAGTGCAGTAGACGAATTAACAAGAGAAGTCCTGCAAGAAGAATTACACAACATGTGGACCAGAGATAAGTTCACTGCTATACTTGTAACACACAACATAGCAGAGGCAGTTTATCTAAGTAATAGAGTTGTCGTCATGAGTCCACGTCCAGGTAAAATTACAGATATTGTAGATATACCATTTAAAAAACGAACACCAGACATTAGAACAAAACCACAGTTTACAAAACTGGTAAATGATATATCAGGAAAGTTAAGAACATGGAGATAAAAAAGATATTACCACCTGTGCTAATACTTGTACTATTTTTAGGCAGTTGGCATTTAGGTGCATTGGTGTATGACATGGCATTTTTATTACCTACACCTTGGGCCGTAGCACAACAATTTGTTGCAGACTTCGACATTATTATGATTGGACTAGCACAAACATTTACAGCGGCTTTTTTAGGATATATTATTGCGGCACTGTTAGGTATTAGTGTAGCAACTATAATGAGCCTAAGTAAAATACTAGAACGTAGTTTATATCCATATGCGATACTACTACAGACAGTGCCTATTGTTGCTGTCGCACCACTAATTGTACTGTGGTTTGGTTTTGAGATTAAAAGTATAATCATTATAAGTGTTATTATTGCACTATTTCCTATCATAAACAATACACTGCTAGGACTAAAAAGTACAAATACAACACTAGTTGAGATGTTTAACTATCACAAAACAAACAAATTTAGTACATTTTATAAACTTAGGTTTCCTGCCGCAATACCAAATATTTTTGCTGGTCTAAAAATTAGTGCAGGACTTAGTGTTATCGGTGCTATTGTAGGCGAGTTCATTATCGGCAGTGGTAGTGAAGAAGGTGGATTAGGAATACAAATTATCTATGCACAATCAAACTTAGAAACAGCATTAGTTATGGCGCTTATACTAACAGCGACAGGCTTAGGCTTTGCATTTTTTATGACAATACAGACCGTCGGTTGGCTGTTGATGCGTAAATGGCATGAATCAGAAATGAAAGGGAGTTAAATGGACGGAGTACCAGTAATTGACATCAGCAGAGATCCTGATGTTGTACATAAAGAGATAGACGAAGCCTGTAAGAAGTGGGGCTTTATTGTTGTAAGTGGACATGGCATAAGCAATGACCTTATTGATAGAATGTTTAGTATCAATAAAACATTTTTTGATCAACCTGTAGAACACAAAGAACAATTTCAAAACATGGAGCATGGTAGAGGTTATTATGCAGTTAGAGCTAAAGCACTTGCAAAAACATTAGGTATTGAAGACGCTCCGCCAGATGAAAAAGAAACATTTAGTATGGGTCAAGAAGGTGTACCAGGTGATCCGTACTACGAAACAGAAGGTGCAGAAGGATTTTTTTATCCTAACATTTGGCCCAATGATGACATGAAAGCAGTATACCAAGAATACGACAAAATGTGTGTTGATCTATCACAACGTTTACTTGACTTAATGCATTGTCCTATGCGTAGTGATAAACCAATTAGTAATTTAATTGTACACAACTATCCAAAGCAAGATGTCTCGCCTGAAGGTATTAGAGCAGGTATGCACACAGACTTTGGAAGTCTAACATTATTGCTTACAGAAGACAAGCCAGGCGGCTTACAAGTAATGGGATTAGATGAAGAATGGCATGATGTAAAACCTTTGCCTTATACGTTTATTGTAAACTTAGGTGACCTAATGCCACGTTGGAACCCAGAATGGCGTAGCACACTACATAGAGTTACAAACCCTCCTGTGGGAAGTGAATCTAGGCGTATGAGTATTGTATACTTTCATGCACCTAATTATGAAACAGAAGTAGATGGTACAACGTCAGGCGAACATCTAATGATGAAGTTTGGCAAAAACAAAAATTTGGAGATACAAAGTGACAACAATAGCTCGTAGAAAGTTAGGTCTAACCCATTGGAATAATAAAACAGCAGGTGGGTATACACTATTTGCACCACAAACAGGCGGTGGACGTATACCACTCATTGACGATGGCGGTGAAGTAGTACACGAATGGAACATGCCTGTTAGACCAGGCAGAGATGCAGTACTGCTAGGTAATGGTAACTTGGGTTACAACGGAAGTCACAACACCAGTGTTGATCTTTATCCACCTTGGGATATTTGGCATGGTGGTCACTTTATGGAAGCTACAAAAGACAGTGAAATAGTTTGGGAATATGAAGATCCTTATGCACACCACGATGCACAATGGCTAGATGGTGGATTATTATATGTAGCCGCCGCTGAATATAAAGACGGACGATTTAGTGATATTGTGCGTATGGTAAACCGTAAAGGTGAAGTTGTATGGGAATGGTGTGCATGGGAACATATTACAGAAGAAGAGTTTCCAGTACACGAAGGTATGCCCGACAATCATTGGCCCATGATTAACGGAGTGTGTTTATCTGGTCATACTATCTATTTGAGTTTGCGTAACACAAGTGGCATTATTGGAGTAGATAGAGCTACAAAAGAAGTTGTATGGAAGAAGCAGTGGCCCGATGTAGCACAACAACACTGTCCTGTTGTTACCCCAGCCGGTACAATAATTGCATTTTGCAATGGAAATATTAGACCACCCAGTGTACATCACAGTAGAATTGTAGAATTTGATTTAGAAACTAAAGAACAAATATGGAGTTATGTGGATGATATGCCTCCTAGTTTCTTTAGTCCATATATGGGCAGTGTACAACGTTTATGGAATGGCAACACATTTATTTGTGAAAGTGCCTTTGGTAGATTGTTTGAAGTTACACCAGAAGGAGAAACAGTATGGGAATATGTTATCCCATGGTTTGAAGAATATCCAAGCCCGTTGAACGAATTTATAACCGGAGCACAAAACAGTTGCTTTAAAGCACACCGATACAAAGCGTGGGAATAGTGCTATTTGGAGGTACACCAACAATGTTGAATAAGAATGGATCTGTAGGCGCTAGGAACACAAGTGATGTGTATGGCGGTAGCATTGTTACCGACGAAGACAATGTAATGCTTTCAAAAAATCTTTTAGTAAAAGATAGAAACATACTAAATGAACTTGACAAGCTACACCAAGCTATGTTATTATTACCAAGAGATCAGAAGTTAGAAGACAAGTACCCTGAGCTTAAAGAAGCATATGACGCCTATCAGGAGTTGTATAGAGAGATATTGCTTGCAGATAAAATGAGAGAGGTCAGATGATCAAAAAACACTACTACAGTTGGCAAGACGTAGAAAAAATGTGCGTCAGTATTGTAAATCAAATGTACAAGGACAACTGGCGACCAGATTATATTGTAGGCATTACCCGAGGCGGTAATATTCCTGCTACTATTATTAGTAACATGACTGGCATACGTTGCGAAGCAATCAAAGTAAGCCTACGTGATGACGACAGTGAAAGCGAAAGCAACTGTTGGATGGCAGAAGATGCATATGAAGGTAAAAATATTTTAATTGTAGACGATATCAATGATACAGGTGCTACATTTAATTGGATTACAAAAGACTGGCAAGCAGGATGTTTGCCCAATGATGACAAATGGCAAAATGTATGGAACAACAATGTTCGCTTTGCTACACTAACAGACAATCTAGCTAGTGAATTCACAGAGCATTGTGCTTACACTTGTCACGAAGTAAACAAAGCTGAAAAGGATGTATGGTTAGTTTATCCTTGGGAAGACGTAGGAGAATACTAATGGTCAGAGCAATTAAAACACCAGAAGATGAAAAAGCAATAGAAGAATGGTTAAAGCACAACGAAATTACAATTTGCGAAGCTGAAGCTAAAACAGATCCAGATGAGATAACTTACATCTACAAAGCAGGTAGCCGTGGCAGGAAGAAAAAAGAATCTTGATAAGCAAAGACGATATAGAAGCAATGGCTCATACCAAAGAGCAGAAAGAGTATTGGGAGGTTCCTATGAAAATTGAAGTTGGTAAAACATATGAAGTAAATGCATACTTTAAGAAAAGTCTATGTGAAATAGAGCAGTACAAGCACGAAGATGGGCGTATGCTTAACACAGAAATTTTATGGCGTAACGGTACGTTTCATATTAAAGTTATGAACGAAGAAGAAGCTGAAGAGCTACAAAATTGTATTGGTGAAGATGGTGAGATATGGGATTTTGAGCAATGGGAAGCTATCGAATTAGACAGTTGCTTTGATGGATGCTCAGAAGACTTTGTACACTACGGTAACCATTTTACAGAAGAAGAGCAAGAAGCACTTGCAGAAGAATACGAAGAGCAAATGGAAAGTGATGACTGGATGAGTCGTTACGAATGGTTAGAAGAACGAGGCTTTGAAAGTTTAGGCTGTAACTGGCAAATACATGGCGGTATCGAAGCAGTAGAATCAGATTATGAAATTAATGTCTAGAGGTATACTAGATGCATATGCTGGGCCTATGTATGCAGGTAAAACCAGCAAACTATTACAACGTGTACTTTGGTTAAATCATCAAAGCAAAAAAGTATTAGTAATTAAACCAGCTAGAGATGATCGCTACAGTGAGGATACAATAACAACACATAATCAACTGAGCTATCCTTGTATTAGTTTTACAGACTTTAGTGAAATTGAAGATAATTATAACATAATGCCATACAATTATGATACTGTATGTTTAGATGAAGTACAGTTTATGGATACCAAAGAATGCATATTTCATGTAGAGAAATGGTTGCGTAATGGTGTTAACGTAGTAGCAACAGGTTTGGATCAAGACTCAAGGGGTGTTCCTTTTGAGACCACAAGCCAGCTACTAGGATTAGCAGATTGTGTAGAGAAAATAAAAGCAATCTGTACAGTATGTGGAAAGCCTGCCACAAAAACTTATAGAGTAAAGGCATCAGGTGATCGTATACAGGTTGGCAGTGTTGGAATGTACGAACCAAGATGTCTTGAACATTGGGAGCCAAAATGAAAATTATTAAAATTATTTTAGGAATACAAGCCTGTGTTTTAGGTTTGCTTTTCATAATGTATATGTTAATGGAACTTGCTTTTATGGGTATAGAACTTGATATGGTAGCATACGAATACGAATACATGGAAGAGATGAACTTTGAGCAAAGGAAATACAAAGATGGATCTTAAAGACTACATTAGAACGGTACCAGACTATCCTGTACCAGGTGTTAATTTTTATGACCTTAATAGTTTGTTTGCTGGACCTAAATTTTCAGAAGCTATGAATCAACTTGTTACTAGAACAAAATATACATTTGGTGATTCAGGCCCAACACATATTGTTGGTATTGAAAGCAGAGGTTTTGTAATGGGCAGTGTACTTGCATATGCAATGAAGTTGCCTTTTGTTATGGTACGCAAAAAAGGTGCAAAGTATCCTGGAGAACTGTTAGAACAAAGTTATGCTTTAGAATACGGAGAAGCAACACTAACACTACAAACAGGATTGCTAGGTCACGTTGATAGATGTATCATAGTAGATGATCTAATTGCAACAGGAGGTAGTGTAATGGCTACCAAACAATTAATTGAACAAACAGGTGCAACTGTTTTAGGTGCAACTACTATAATTGATTTGGCATATGTTCGTAACGAACAGCCATTGGACCTAAATACAGTTAGTACTATGAGGGTACCGCCACACAGCGAGTATGAAGGCCCTGACTTTCCATAAGGATATAATATGATTGACGTAACAGAAGTAATAATAGGTAATCTTATATTTTGGCCCATTTATGGTTATATTTGTATGTTGCCACAAATGATAATGCAAAAGGTAATAGATAACGCATGAACATTGCAGTAATTGGATGTGGATTTGTAGGTGGTACAGTAGCTGACTTTTTAGAAGGTCACTTGGTAAATGTATGGAGAGTAGATCCAAACTTATACCCACACACAGAAATTAGCTATGGAATAAAAGACTGTGATGCATTTATAGTTTGTGTTCCTACACCAGAAAACAAAGATGGTACATGTGATGATAGTATTGTAAAACTAGTAATACAAGAACTAGATACTGACAAACCTATACTATTAAAAAGCACAGTAACACCAGACTTAATGGAAAAGTATCCAGGTAACGTTACATACAATCCTGAATTCCTCAGAGCTAACAGTGCAAAAGAAGACTTTGCTAAACAAGAAGTATTCATACTAGGTGCAGTTAATCCTGCGTTTGAAGAACAACTAGACTTTTGGAGTAACTTGTTTATGCCCTTTCTACCTAACACACTGGAGAAACGTATGACTAGGACTGATGCCGCCATGGTCAAGTATACACACAATGCATGGTTGGCTACTAAAGTAGCATTCTTTCATGAATTGTTTCTAAATACAAAACATATGCAAGACTTTAATTACAGTACACTTACAAGCACATTAGGTTATATGAAAAACATCGGACCAAGTCACATGATTGCACCTAACTTTGATGGTAAACTTGGTTTTGGTGGTCATTGTTTTCCAAAGGACACAAAAGCCTTGACAAAAACAGTAAAGCATAGTATATTAAGTAAAGTAATCGAAACGAACAAGGAGTTACAACGATGAAGTATATCAATACATTTACAACTGGATTAATATATCCTGCATTACTATTTGCTATGTTTATAGCATTGTTTGTAGTGCCTGCATTTGCAGATGTATCAAAAGGACAGAATGTTCCTAACGAATCTGTCATGTGGTTTGCAAGCACACAGATTGCACATGCAGAAGGACCAGGCAATAAGATTAAACCTTACGGTGATGATACTGTCGTTATTAATCCTCATATCAAAGACTGGTTTGTGCCAGTTGAAATGAAGGATGCAAACGGAGTTGTTACTGGCATTACACAAGTGTATAGCCATAGTATTGTAAGATTTACTGATGCTAATGGTCAAACATTTAATATCTCTTTTCACAGATTGCCGGTGATCAAATAAATGAAACTAAGATATAGCGAAGCCTTTTATAGTGTACAAGGTGAAGGAAAGTTCGTAGGAGTGCCTAGTGTGTTCCTGCGTACTTTTGGTTGTAACTTTCGTTGCATGAACTTTGGACTTGATCGAAGCGAGCCAATGCGTGACGTAAAACAAAAACAAGGTGTTATACACAATCAAGAAGTAATGGGCTTACTTGATATGGGTGTACATGAAAAAACAAAAGTATTTGAAGACTTGCCCATTATACACACAGGCTGTGATACATATGCTAGTATCTATCCAGAGTTTAAACACTTTAATCGACAAGCTACAGTTGATGAAGTTGTAGAACATTTGATTAGTTTACTGCCCGAAGGTAAGTGGACAATGGATAATGGACAAGATGTGCATTTGATTATGACTGGTGGCGAACCTTTGTTGGCGTGGCAACGATTGTACGTTGAATTATTTGAACATCCACGTATGCAGGACTTAAAGAATGTTACATTTGAAACAAACACTACACAACACTTACACGACGATCTCTACAACTATCTCCACGACAGCGACAGAATTACTGTCACATGGTCATGTTCCCCGAAACTTAGTGTTAGCGGAGAACCTTGGGATACTGCTATTAAACCTGAAGTTGCTTATGAGTACAGTCTTGTGGACGGCAGTGACTTGTATCTCAAGTTTGTTGTCGCTGATCGTACTGATATCGAAGAAGCTGGTAGAGCTGTTGAAGCTTACCGCGAAGCAGGTGTGGAATGTCCTGTATACCTTATGCCGTTGGGTGGCAGATCGGAAGAGTATAATCTCAATGTCCAAGAAGTTGCCAACATCTGCATGGAAAAGGGTTGGAGGTTTACACCCAGACTCCACATCAGCCTATTCGGAAATGCCTGGGGTACATGATAACAATCAATTAAAAAAGGCAATGAAGGCACCCATTGACCAAGATGCAATAAGGAAAGCAGGATGGTAAATTATATTTTCACTAGCGAAAGTGTTAGTGATGGACACCCAGATAAAGTGGCGGATCAAATTAGTGATGCACTACTAGATGCTGGACTAGCTAATGGTGACGAAACCACCAGAGTAGCAATAGAAACACTTGTAACTACCAATATGGTAACGTTAGCAGGTGAAGTAAAAAACTTTAATGTAGACAACGTAGAAGAAATTGTTCGTAACAAAGTTAAACAAATTGGTTATGAGCAAGATGGGTTTCATTGGGATAAACTAAAAATTTATAATGAAATTCATGCACAAAGTGGTGACATTGGATTGGGAACGGACGACTTTGGAGCCGGTGACCAAGGCATTATGTTTGGCTATGCTAGCAATGAGAACGAAGCATACATGCCAGCACCAATTTATTACAGCCACGAAATTTTAAAAACACTTCATGCAATGAGGCTAGATGGTTATGACTACTTAAAACCTGATGCAAAATCGCAAGTAAGTGTTGAGTATGAAGGCGGCAAAGTTAAACGTATTGATCAAATTGTGGTAAGTACTCAACACGACCAAGGCTTTCATCACAGTGTAAAGATGCCTGTGAAGAGTGCCGCAGAACAAGTATTAGGAGATTTAATAGATGACAATACTACATGGCACATCAATCCTACAGGCAATTTTGTCGTTGGTGGTCCTGATGGCGACACAGGAGTCACCGGGCGTAAGATTATCGTTGATACTTATGGTGGGTTTGCTCCCCATGGCGGTGGCGCTTTTAGTGGAAAAGACCCCACAAAGGTCGACAGATCCGCGGCGTACATAGCAAGGTGGTTAGCAAAGAACGTAGTAGCAGATGATATGGCAGACTGGTGTCAGATTCAACTTAGTTATGCTATTGGTGTTAAAGAGCCCACAAGCATTTATGTAGACTCGAATGGACACAATCGCAGTATTCAAAAGTTCATTAAAGAAAACATTGATCTTACACCCAAAGGTATTATTGACAGATTTGATCTATTCAAATATACTGAATACAGCAAAAATTGTGTATACGGACACTTTGGAAACAAAGATGTTCCGTGGGAGAATATAGGATGGTAAAAAAATATTTTTATATGGGTATTGGGTTTATCTGTGTAGGCTTGGCTTACATTGGGATAGTTACACCCGGTATTCCATTTAGTATATTTCTAGTAATAGCGGCGTGGGCATTTGCTAAAAGTTCACCAAAGATGGAGGCTTGGTTATACAATCATCCATGGTTCGGTAAATTTTTAACAAATTGGAACACCAAGCGAGTATTTCCAACTAAAGGGAAATATGCAATGGTCATAGTTATGGCAAGTACACTTGCTTTTACTTGGATCGGAACAGGCAATGCAAAAGCTGTCATATACAGCGGTACATTTATGGCAGGTGTTGCAGTGTGGGCATGGCGTTATCCAGGCAGTGTTGAAGAACATACAAGAAGAGTAGAAGCTGGAGAACGTGTAGCATGGTTGAGGTAACAAATGACATTTAGAACAAATGCAGATTTATTTGAACAAGTTGACTTTATAAGTCATGCAGGTATTCCGCTTTCTTGGAAGATTGAATGTGATGCTATACGACCCCAATGGTGGGACGGACTTGCTAGAATGATAATGGATTATCAAACAGAACCATTTAGTAAAGTAGTAGGTATTCCAAGAGGTGGACTACCACTACAAAATGCAATGGAAAAATATATAACACCTGGTGACCATCCTTGGATGGTTGTAGATGATGTGTACACAACAGGCACAAGTTTTAGAGAATTTTGTACAACAAAAGAAACTATGTTTGCTTACAAGTGGTGCATATTTGCTAGAAAGCCAATACCAGAAAATGATAAAGTTAGAGCATTGTTTACAATGCCAGAGAGACCCAATGTTGAATGATACAATAAAATGGATAGTAGGTGGTAGTAGTTTAACACTTGCTATCGTATATACAATAGGACACATGCTGATAGCAATCGTATGTGTGATGGTTATAACAGGAGCAAGTCTCGAACTTGCTACAATAGATGCAATAGTAGAACCTTTGATCAATGGTGTTTGGTTTTATGTACTACACGAAACATGGAAAAGGTTTCAAAAATGAAAATACGTTTTTACAAAGAAATAGATGGCTGGCGTTGGACTGGCTTTATAGTTGCAATGATTGGCACATTTATTCTTAGTAGTGCGAATGTAGAAACACAATGGATGGGTTGGTCATTAGGTCTAATCAGTTGTAGTATTTGGGTATACTTTGGCTGGAAAGATGGTGATACACCTAGAGCGTTAATGGAGCTCATGTACCTATTGCTCAGTATCAGAGCTGTGTACAATTGGTTATATGGATAAAATAAATACTGGAGAGAAATACTTATGAAAGCATTAGATAAACTCAAAAGTCTTAATCCGTTTCAAAAGACTGTAAACAAACAAGATAAAGAAGTAACCAAAGAAACGGCGGTAGGTCCTTGGGTTAAAGTTATTGAAGTACACTTTGACAAAGACAACCCACAAAGAGGTTACTTTGAATTAGACTGGAATGAAGACTTTGTTGGCTTGTTAGGCGAAGCAGGATATGCTGGACCTAGTGACGAAGCAGTAGTTGACCTTTGGTTCAATGACTTGTGCAGAAGTATTGTACTCGAGCAAGAGATTGAAGGTAATAATGTTCCAAGAGAGTCAAATTAGTGAGCTAGTAGAACTGCTCACAACACTTAACGATAATACGAAAATTTACTTTGGCTGTGACAGTGTACGAAACATTAAAGACAATGTTTGGTATGCACGTTACGCCACCTGTGTGATTGTACACAAAAACGGTAATAATGGTTGCCGAATATTCAGTAACGAAAGTACTGAACCAGATTATGATGTACGCATGAACAGACCTAGTTTACGTTTAATGAACGAAACTATGAAAGTTTGTGAAGCATACACACAGCTAATGCCTTGGATAGATGGTTATGATGTAGAGATACATTTGGATATCAACACAGATCCAATGGAAGGTAGTAGTTGTGTAGCACAACAAGCCGCAGGTTATGTGCTAGGTGTTACAGGCATTGAACCTAAACTTAAACCAGATGGATTTGCCGCCAGTCACGGCGCAGATGGTATTGCCCATGGAAGAAGCCAATATAGGGTAAATACACATGTATGAAAGTGACACTATTAATCCTACTAGCATTTTTGGTAGGTTGTAACAACGAGGAAGCAAAGTCTAAGGTCCCAACGGGCAAGGGTAAGATATACGGAAAATTAAATGAACGTAAAATACCTTGTAGACTTGTAAAAATTGAACGTACTGATGTGTTCACAAGAGGTGCAGTTCAATGTGTTTACGACCATCCTCAATCAGATGTACATGATAGAGTCACTGTTGGGCAACATTATATGTGTCCTAAAAAGATATACTGTGACAAAAGATGACGAATAATTATTATACAGGAACAGATTTTACTACTATGCACCCGATGCATTGGGAGTTTTGGTATCATATGTTAATACCATGGACTACACTCAATTGGATATGGCTTGTGCTAATAGTACTTGTACTGGTAGTAAAGTTCAATGATGCGTTGATTAACAGTCCTAATCACGGCAGAAGATACTGAGAAAATAGATGCAAATGGCTAATGAAAGATTGGTAGAATGGGGCAACGTGTGGTATACATTACCGCAAGGCATAATGCTGATATTTGTATTCATGGTTTTATTGTTTGGTTACTTCTTAGGGTTCTATTTTGGAATGAAGTTGGAAAGAGAACTTGAAAGAGATAGAGGTCCTGAAAGAAAAGCACCAGGCAAAACTGCAAGAGGTATGAGATGAATCCGTTTAAAGTTTTAACACCTAAGCCTAAAAAACCTACAGAGGAACCTAAGAAAAAGTTTAATCATAGGGTACGCAAGGATAGTGAAAACATGTCAGACAAAGAAAAGATGGATGCTGGGTTCAATGGCAAGACTTATAGTGTTAACGGCATTGAATACGACTTCTGACATAAATAAACGGATGGAAAAATAACGCTCATTTTTTTTGGGCAAATTTTTTTTAGGTTGACAAGTCGGAAAGATAAGCTATAATCAATAGCAATTTTTTTTTAGGCTAAAGCATGGAAAGAGGAAAAAATGACACAACTAATAGATCCGAAGAAATTTACGAAAACAGTGGGCCTTCTAAGGTCCTTTTTTTTAGACAAAGGGTTTGACGAAGTACATACCCAAAACAGACTAAGCATACTTGCCGCATGTGAAGATCCGTTCAATGTAGCAACATACAATTATGCAGGTGAAGTTTGGCCACTACCCCAGACGGGACAGATGTGGTTAGAACATGAACTCCTACGCAAGCCCGATAGTAAGGGCTTTTTTTGTGTCAGCACAAGTTATAGACAGGAACCAAATGCTATACCAGGCAGACACGATATCATTTTTCCAATGTTTGAATTTGAAATGCCAGGTACAATAGATGACCTTAAAGCAATGGAATATGAACTAGTAGATTACTTGGGCTTTGAAAAACCCACAGAAAAAACATACAGAGAATGGCAAAAACATTATGGGCTAGCAGACGATTATGAAATGACTGCTGAAGAAGAAGGTAAGATGTTTGATGAATATACTACTGCACTTATCACAGACTTCCCAGAGTTTACAAGTCCATTTTGGAATATGAGCAGATACGAAGATGGTGTTCATAGTAAGAAGATTGATGTAATATTAGGTGGTATGGAAACAATCGGCAGTGCCGAGCGTAGTACAGATGTAGACATGATGCGTGATACATTCCACACAATTACAGACGGCGAATACAGCCAATTACTTTACAAACTATTCGGTAAAGAAAGAGTTGAAGCAGAACTAGAAGAGTTTCTCAAGTTTGACTTCTTTGAGCGAGTAGGTGGAGGCATTGGTATGACAAGAATGATTGCGGCACTAGAAACACTTGAAGATAAAGAACAAGTGATGAACGGTGCATTTATACCAGCACATGATCCGAAAGTAGACGGATTAGATGCACACGGCTGGGAGTAGTCAAATAGTTTAGGGTGGTGGAATTGGTAGACACGCACGACTGTTTATCGTGTGGTTGAATAGCTCGCAAAGTATTTAACCGTGAAGGTTCGAATCCTTCCCCTAAAGCCAACACAATATGACCTACCGATCATATTATACCTTTATGATCTGTAGGTCATAAATATGAGTATGGAACGTAACAAAGAAGAAATCGTTGCATCTATAGAAAAAATACTAGAAGAAAACATTAATCCAGCAGTTGCAGGACACGGTGGCATGATACAATTCAATGACTTTGATATGGAGTCGGGCATTGCTAGTGTATTATTACAAGGTGGCTGTAGTGGTTGTGCAAGTAGTAGTATTACTCTTAAGATGGGCGTCGAAAATATGTTAAGGCACTATGTACCTGAAGTTCAAGGCGTAGATGGCATGGATGATCCTAACTTTAATGATCCTTATTATGTAGATGATGGTTTTGACTATCATCCGTGGGACGATTAAAAGGTTGACTTCGCTAAGTTTTTAAGCTATAATTAGTACAAAATAACAGAGCGAGTTAAAATGACATATATTCTAGTAGACACTGCAAACATGTTTTTCCGTGCTAGGCATGTAGTACGGGGCGATAGTATTGAGACTAAAATTGGCATGGCATATCATATTATGTTTGCTAGCATACTCAAAGCCTATAGAGACTTTGGTGGTAGTCATGTTGTATTTTGTTTAGAAGGTCGCAGTTGGCGCAAAGACTTTTACGAGCCTTACAAGGCAAATCGTAAAGTAGCTCGTGACGCACTAACTCCTGCTGAGCAAGAAGAAGATCAAGCATTTTGGCAAGCCTTTGACGAGCTTAAAGAATTTTTAGACAAGCGAACAAACTGTACAGTATTACAACATGCTGAGTGTGAAGCTGATGACTTTATTGCACGTTGGATACAGAATCATCCTGATGATGAACATGTTATTGTAAGTTCAGACAGCGACTTTTATCAGTTGCTTACAGACAAAGTAACACAGTACAATGGCATTACTAATCAACACATTAAACTAGATGGTATCGTAAACGACAAAGGCAAACCTGTTATAGATAATAAAACAGGTGAGCAAAAACAAATTGGTGATCCTAAGTGGTTGCTATTTGAAAAGTGTATGCGAGGCGATAGCAGTGATAATGTGTTTAGTGCTTATCCAGGTGTTCGTAAAAAAGGCAGTAAAAATAAAGTTGGACTATTAGAAGCATTTGCTGACAAAGAGTCTAAAGGCTTTGATTGGAATAATATGATGCTACAACGTTGGAGTGATCACAATGGCGAAGAGCATAGAGTACTTGATGACTATCAACGTAATGTAACACTAATTGATCTCACACAACAACCTGATGAGATTAAAGATAAGTTAGACGAAGCTATTACAATACAGGTACAAAAAGTTCCTGCAAGCCAAGTAGGTGTACACTTCTTAAGATTCTGCGGAAAGTGGGACCTGCAACGAATCAGCACATCGGCAGAATCTCACAGTGAATATCTAAATAACGCATATTAAAATGGGTAAATACTTACAAGCTAAAGAAGTTGTAGAAGACAGTTTCTGGATAGTTGAACGCAATGGAACTAAAATGGGTACATTGCGAAGAAAGACAGATTCGTATATCCTTTACGAAAACAACAGCCGTACAGAAACTATATTAGACAATTTGGATGACATAAAGTTTACTAAGACAGAAAAAAAGCAGACTATTAACGCTTCAATTTATGGTTATCCGACTAACGTAGATACTGTATACAATACCAACCTACAAGATGATGTGGCAGTATATACAAAGACAGCCAATAGTAAACAATATTTTGTGGCTGGTTATTGGGGAATACTTTTTCCTATGGGCTGGAGGCCGAGCTTCTGTCCTAGGTTAAAAACACTACAGGATTATACACATTTAGGTCCATATACCAATGAATCAGATATGTATCTTGCTATTAAACGAAAAGGGCAAGAAAATGAAAAAGATATTAAGTCTAGCAGTGCTGATACTGCTAACATGGAGTCAGTCTAGTTTTGCCACTGACAATAAATGGTTTAAACAACAACAAGTAGAAGAACCTAAACAAGAACAACCACCAAAAACTTTGCCGCCAGGGCAGAAGCAGAATTTAAGTGCTATCCTAAGAGCACCATGTGGTCGCTGGAAAGAAATGCAAGCCAGCATTATGAAATATAGAGAACAACTATTGTTTAATGGTTCAGGACTAACATTTGGTCCTAAGAGTGAACCATACAATGGTGCAATGATGTTTTTTGTTAATCAAGAAACAGGAACATGGACAATGCTACAAGTATACCAAGACGGCGTTGCATGTATGGTTTTTAACGGTAAAAATTTTAGTGCTTACGGAGGAGCTCAACCGTATGGAGAAGACCAATGATGTGGGCTATACTGATATATGCTACATTGGTATATCCGTCAGGAGAAGTTCAACGAGTTATAAGTTGGAACCTACCTTTTCGTTCATATGAACAATGCGAAGCATTTTATAGACAAGAAGAAGATACTTTACAAAAAGGTGTAATAGCACACGGACAAGATGTATATCACCCTGATATACAATTACTTGAAATGGGTTGTGCTAAAGGACAAATACAACAATCAGGCGCAAAGCCTATTGTGTCTGGTGAGAAAAGATTATACTTCAGAGGAGAATCTACATGAATTGGTTAATAATTGTTATGTTTGCTACATTCCATGGAGATGTTTATATTTTCACTGAGCCCACTTTTGAAACTAGGGAAGAGTGTATTCAGTCTTTAAAAGACCCAGAGCAAATTAAATTATACACAAGAAAACTAATACTTGAGTATGGTAAACAAATGCCAATACAACTGATTAACTGTCTTGAAGAAAAAACAATCAAAGAATTATTAGCCAAGGAAAAAGGCGATAGTGCATAAACTAGCGCCTTCTTTCTTTTAAGTTTGTTGGTGATCTGACGGGCTTGGCATAGGTGCGCCTGTTGGCTCCATGCTACTTGGTGCGCCATCATTATGATCATGTGCCATATCCCCACCGTCGTGTGAATGTGTCATTCCATCATCATGTGTGTGCATCATTGGATCAGTCATTTCTACCTCACACATCATTGATGCCTGCGGTGCATGACTCATCATATGCTCGCTTAGTTGTTTCCACATGTCTCTTGCATTATGACGTCTATCCAATTCAAGTCCATGTATTCTTCCTTCTGTTTCCATCATAGCTTTGATAGATTTTTCCATGTCCGCGGCATTTCTCATCATATCTTCCATGCTTTGGATCATTGCTTCTGTTACATACATATGTTTTCTCCTCTGTGAGTATCATCGAGTTTCTCACACTGGTATTTAACGATTGTTAACCAGCCCATTCTATACCGTTTTAACTAAATATATTAAAGTAGTAGAGAATGATATGGCGAGACCTAAACCAACAATATTAATGGAATTCACAGATCCAAAAAATTACCGCAGTGAACAAATACTAGCGGCTGATGCTATCTATGCAGTTTTTTATGATAGCAAACCAATTAACCTTCGTAGCTTAAATACACTGGTAAACTTTCCAGGACCTAAGTATAAGAAAGTAAGTTTTAGTAATAGCGGACATGCTTTTAACTTAGCAACTAGATTGAATAAATTATTTAAAACAGATAAATTTCAAGTGATCAAGTTTACTAAAGGTGAGGTAATAGTTGAAAACGATGGTGAACAAGGAATGGTATAATACGTTACTGCTACATGCTCAGCGTACCAGACCAGAAACTAAAATACAAGATTTATTCGTAAACTATAGAAATGATACCGGGCTCTGCTTGTCTAAGTTGGGCTTGCACGTTATATGCAGTATGGATATTGAACGTGAAGAATTTAAGTTATCCAAAATAAAAATTACTCCTCGTATTAGATTGCTATTGGATCGCTATATGCAATACCCATACTTTTTTGATAAAAATTGGTTAGTGTTATTCAGCACAGAAGATCGAATATTCTACAAAATGTATGGCAAGGATTGGGATAATTTTTTGCAACACATGGAAGAAAATCTAGGTACTTAATTTCGATAAAGTACCAATTAAATAGTATGGATGAAATGGTTTCGATCTCTAAGCCCTACTTTCCGGGCCCAAAAGCAAGAAGCTCAGGCACTCGCCGAAAACGTCTTATTCAAAGAAATAATTATACCAGCACTCAGAGGAACAACCCGAACTACGGGTACCAAGTTTCCTATTACAGATATTGAATGGTTTGTTGCACACTTCGAAGAAAATCAAAAAGGATTTACTGTAGCTGGATTTATACCTTTAGAAGAATCGTTCAAAGTAAAAAATACTGTTGAAGGTGAAATTAACTTTTCTTTTATGAAATACAACACCAAATGTAGTCCGCACATTAGACAACGAATGACCAAACCACATGTTAGAATAGATGGCAAGGGTATATACTTTGACTTCTTTGTTAATTTTTCTAACGAATAATCACTAAACCCATACTTTTTATATCGTAAATTCTACTTTTGCTAGGTTGCAAAGTATGAGTTCATGCCTTATATTATTAGTATAAGTTAAACAAACACAAAGGAAAGACAATGTCGCAAGGAATGGTTATTTACGCAATTGGTTGTGCAATACTAGGATTAACCTTTATTAGTCTAGGAGATACATTCCTAGGTATTGCTGTATGTGCATGTGGACCTCTTTGGTTAGTTATACAAGAAAATGCACACAACTCTAATACAGATGATGAGGAGGATTATGAAAATGATTGATCAATTAATCTTTGTAGGGTTTTGTTTTTTCGTAGGAGTAGGCATCGGTGCAATGCTAATACAAGTTAGTGCATTGGTTTGGATGTTTTGGGATATGTTTAGGAGTAAAAAAGATGACTAATGAAATTATTATCTTAATGGTTGCAATTCCTGTAGTAATTGCTATTGTAGCAATGTGTATAGATGTAGGAGACAGATAATGGACTTGAATACAACACTATCTAACCTAATAGAAATTGTAGTTTTGATTGTTGGTTTTGGAGTATGCGGAGTACTGTTTGCACACATAATGTCACTAGCAGATGTATCAACTAGGCATGAAGATGATTATGAAGATGAAGATGATGATCTGTTTGAAGATGACGAGTTTACCGAAATGGATCTAGAAGACGAAGCTGAACTACAACATATAAAATAAAGTAAAAAAAGATGTCTTTTTAGGCATCTTTTTGCTTGACAGTAAGACATCTTGGTGTTATAGTGTATGTATAAGTTAAAAAAACAAGGAGAACTTTATGTTAGATCAAACTGTACAATTCGAAGATGTTGATGCAATGACACTTGAAATTGAACACTTCGACGACCTAAAACATGAATTAGGTTATGACACTGTATGGTCAATGGGAGAAGGTGCTATGGCACTGGATCACAAGATCTTCTCTGATAAAATTCGTGTTGTAACATACAAGTGTATTGCTGAAATGGGCGATACAATGGATGATGTTACATGGATGACATTTACTGCCGTTGCAATGAACGGTACAGTTGGCGAGCTTTGGAAAGCCGCTGAAAACTGCTTTCAACAAGCCAAAGCGGCTTTAGATGATTGGCACTATTTCGTAGAAGACTTTGATGTACAAGAAGATGGTACACTAGAGTTAGTAACTGGATCTTAAAGGTTGACACATACGTTTAAGATGCTACAATATACATATAGTTAGAAACAA